ACAGATAAAAAAGACAACAAAAAATCCCAACAAACTACTAAAATGGCTACCGGCGGGCACCTTGATGACCTGCTGGCGGAGCAGATGACAGTAGACGACCTGCTTAACCTATTACGCTAAAGGACTCAAGATGAGAGTTTGTGAAGATATTATTGTTGGCTATGACCCAGACGATGGGTCTGCCATTGTTGAAGAACAATGTTACGACGACGGCACCGTTGATACCTCCGACTTTACTGGGGGAGAATCGCAAGATTATGATCTGACGTCATCTGAAGCCCTTGCTGGGCAAGGTTTTTTGCAAGACGAAACTGGCAACGCCTACAAGTTAGACGACTCTGGCAACCTAACTTTTAAAGACAGCAAAGGCACTGACTTTACGTACAACGCAGAGAAAGGCGGCTTCACAGATAAAGACGGGAACTTTGCTGGCGGCGACAATTCTTTGCTTAACTACATAAAAAAGTATGGTTCAAAAGCGATTGATCTGCTTAAAACAAACGGCAAATTTGACCCCAAAAAATTGTTAGTTGCTGGTATTGGCGCGTATAAACTTGCAACTAACAAAGACGAGGGTGGCTACAACGTCCCTGTCCCTAAGATGGATGCAGTTACACAACAGATTGACTACAACGATCCAAACCGCAGACCCGGCTCCGCTGGTCGCCAGTATACGACCGACCCGCGTTACGTAAAACAAGGCGATGCTGCAGGCTTAGCCGCAGCCCAAGCCGCTTCGGACGCACAGAAAGCCGGTATTTTGGCAGCCTATAAACCTGCCGCCGCCCCTCCAGCGGTTAACCCATACGCTGGGCAAATGGCTATGAAATACAACGCTCCTGCCGCCGCTGCAACTACTCCAACAGGAACCACTGCAGGCATAGCTGCCATACCAACCAAAGAACAGCTTATGGACCCCAACTTTAAAATTAACTCAATTGGCATGGCTGACGGTGGTATTGCAATGGCTAAAGGTCGCTATTTAGGTGGTGACACAGATGGCATGGCTGATAAGATTTCAACCACAATTGATGGCGACCAAGAGGCAGCACTAAGCCATGGTGAGTTCGTAATCCCTGCCGATGTGGTATCCCACCTAGGTAATGGCAACTCGGATGCTGGCGCTAAAAAACTGTATGCCATGATGGACCGCATTCGCGAAGCTCGTACTGGCACAAAGGAACAGGGCAAAAAGATTAACCCCGACAAATTCCTTGCTGCAGCTTCAGGTGGTTTGGCTGCGGCTTATGCCGGTGGTGGCTCCGTGCAGAAGTTTCAAGAAGGCGGGATACCGCTTGATACCTCTAAGACTTCTACTCTGTCCCCTTGGGCCGGTGACTACGTTACCAATATGTTGGGTAAAACCGAAGCTTTAACTAACGCCCCCATGCAAACTTACGGCGGTCCTTTAACGGCTGGCGCATCTAACTTGCAACAACAAGGTTTTGCAGGGCTTAGCGAAGTAACTAAGGGTGGGTTTAATCCAGCGACCTTTACCTCTGGCACATTTGACGCCAGCGCCGCTAACAAATACATGAACCCGTATTTGCAGGCATCATTGCAGCCGCAGATTGACGAAGCGCGTCGCCAGTCTCAAATTACCCAACAGCAGAACGCTGCTAAGATGACTCAAGCCGGTGCATTTGGTGGCTCACGCCAAGCTATTCTTGATGCCGAAACTCAGCGTTCTTTGGGCGCTAACTTGGCAGGTATTACCGGTTCGGGCTACAACAAAGCGTACGACACCGCCATGGGTCAGTTTAATATTGAACAAGGCCGTGGATTAGATACCCAGAAAGCCACCGAAGAATCCCGCCGGTACAGCGCAGACTACGGACTTAAGTCTTTGAGTGATTTAATGAGAGCCGGTGAAACTCAACGTGCAATTGAGTCTGAGGGTATTACCGCTGACAAACGGCAGTTTGAGGAACAGCAAGCTCGTCCTTACACTAACTTGGAGTTCCAGCGCAAGATGCTTGAAGGCTTGCCAATTGGTGCAGAAACTAAATCAACAGATCAAGACGCGTTATCTAAAGTGCAAACAGACATTTCTGGCTTAGCATCGTTGTATCAAAAATTGGCTAACTTGGGCATTAAGCCGTAAGTAAAGGTAAATCATGAATCTCGTTAAAGCGCAAGAATACGCACAATCGCTCCCCATACCGGACTTGCAAAAGTATGTGGATGGAATGAATCCAGCCATGATCCCACCATGGGTAGCCACTGGCGTTATGCAGGCTAAAACAAAACTTGCTGAGATGGCCAACAATAGGCAAGGCGCAGCGCAAGGAGAACAGCCTAGCGTCAAAGAACAGATTGAGCAAAAAGCAGGTCTATTAGGACTTCAGCAAGCACAGCAAGGTGCGCAGCAGCAGGCAATGATGCAGGCACGCCCTATGTCAGGACCTGTACCTACGGGAACTCCACAACCCGAAGCACAACCTCAACCCCCACAGATGGCCGGACTTGACCAACTGCAGTCCAATATCAAGATGGCCGGTGGCGGTATCGTTGCGTTTGCAACTGGAGACAAGGTTAAAGCTGGCCCTGAGTTTATTAAGTTCTTACAGAGCATGGGTATTGACTACACAGATTTTGTAAAGTCTCCCGCCGCCGCTCAAGACAGTATTAAGGACATGTTTCGTTCCGTACAAGGTTCACCGCCAGCGGCACAAGCAGCACCAACTCCGCAAACCGTTCAAGGCAGTGCGTCTCCAAAAGCTTTTGCCGCAGGTCAAGCCATGCGTCCCGCAATAGACGCAGCAAAGAACGCTGCAAAAACTAAACTGATTCCCGGCGCTAACATAGGCTTAGCGGCTTATCAAGGACTGGGTGAAGTAAGCGATGCCCAAGGGTTTTATGACGATCCTAACGTACCAATGGCGGAGAAGATTAAACAATTTGCCCGTACAGGCGCTAGAACGGCGTTGCCAATTGCAGGTGGTGCTGTGGGAAGTTTAATCCCCGCTCCTGTTGCTGGCACCATAGCCGGTGCTGCCGCAGGTACTGGCCTTGCCGCTTTGATTGACCAAGAAGGCGACGCGCTCAAGAAATATCGTGAATCGCAAAAAGGCGACATGGCTTCTGAAAATGCTCGGTTGGCTGCAAAAGCACCGGCTCCAGACATGGGTACCGAAGGTCGCCGTACAGGTCAGGTTGCTACGGGCAACGGCATCAATGTATCGCCCAACCTTATTCCAGCGTCGGCTAGACCTAAACCACAGGGCAATGTTCCACAGAACGTCAACCCTAACGCAGTTAAGGTAAACCCTAATGCGCCTCCTGCGGCACCCGCAGCGCCTGCTCCAGATAGCATGGAAGCTATGTACAGAACGTCACTGGAGGGTGGCCCTAAAGAGCGCAAAGTTGAAGACCTTATTGCAGAAGACCAAGACATTAAGAAACGTCTGGGCTTAGACGAACCCGCCGGTAAAGCCAAACTGGAACGTATTGAGGAAATGAACAAGCAGTATGCGGCAACGCAATTGTCTCCCATGGACGAGCTTATTGCCATGCTCGGTAAGTCTGGTCAGTACAAAGGGCTGTCTGGTTTGGCTCCCGCATACACAAGCATGGCTGAGAAGAAACGTGCCGCAGACGCAGCGCAGGCTAAGATGATTAACGAACTCATGGGTGGCGTTGAGGATACCCAACGTGGTGAGAAAACTACTTCTGCTACGGGAGTTAGAACTGCTCGTGAGAAAGACGTTGGGGATGTGCGGGCGTTTGATCGGGAAAAGCTGCAGTCTTTAGGCACCGCCCGTGGACAAGACATACAAGCAGACGTTACAAGACGTGGTCAGGATATGACATACCGCGCAGCTATGGCTGCTGCTGCCCAGCGTGGAGACAACCAAGAAATTGCCAAGATTAACGCGGCAAGTCAGTTGGCTGCACGGGACGAGACTATTAACAACTGGCAAGCTCAACTTAAAGAGTTGGCCAAGATGCCAATACCGTCAAACAAAGCAAAAATTGTCGCTATTGAGAAGCAGATTAACGACCGAACAAAAGCCATCTACGGACAGTTTGGTATTACAATTCCAGAAGCCCCCGGCGCAGCAAGCCCCGGCGGAACCAGTTCTACACCACCTCCCGGTGCCGTTCGCGAGGTGAAACGCTAATGGAGTGATATATGCCTAAGTATGAAGTCGATGTTGGTGGTAAAACCTACGAAGTAGATGCACCGGATTCCAACACGGCATGGCAGTGGGCTAACTACACTCATACTCAGGCACCCGCCGCACCCAAAGAATCTACGTTTGGTAGTGAGTTAGTCCGTGGTGCCAAACAGTTAGTATCTTCTGCTCGTACGGGTGTTGGTAGCGTTTTTGACCCTGAGGAGGCAGCTAAGGCTGGTGTTGCCCGTAGCCAAGCCATTGGAGAAGAAGCTGGTGTTGGACCCTCCTTAGAAGCCGTACAAAAAGCGTATCAAGACAAAGGCGTACTGTCTGCAGCAGGCGAAGCCGTATCTCAAATCCCCCGTGCGTTAGCTGGACAAGGCGCTAACTTAGCGTCTATGTATGCTGCCGGTAAAGCCGGTGCTGCTGCAGGTGCCCCGTTTGGGGCAAGAGGCAGAATTATTGGTGGTGCGGCTGGTGCCGCAGGTGCGCTTCTCCCCCAGTTTATGGGTTCTAACGTTGAGCGCCAAGCTTCTGAGCAAATGGAAGAAGGCAAAGACGTCAGTATTGACCGCACAAAAGCCTATACCGCTGCCGCAGGCCAAGCCGCATTAGAGAGCGTAGGTACTGCCTTTACGCTAGGCAAACGAGTTGTCAAAGGTATTCTTGGTGTTGCAGATGATGCCGCACTTGCTACAGCCAAATCGCAAGCTGAGTTAGTCAAAGCCGCCGAGCGTTCGCTGGCTGCATCTGCGGGGCGTGGTGTTGCCCGTGGTACTGCTGAAATGCCAGTTGAGGTTAGCCAGCAAATCCTTGAACGCTATCAAGCTGGGTTAGACCTAACATCCCCAGATGCCCTCAAAGAGTACGGCGAGTCCGCATACCAAGCTGCGTTGATTGGTGGCCCGCTAGGTGGCGCAGCGGGGGTTGTAGAACGCGGTCAAGCCCGTGGACAGGTAGAACAGCAACAACGTGCTGAAGAAGCGGCAAGACCCGCGCCTACACCCCCAGAAGAAGTAGTTCCCGGAGCCAAACTGCCTGAGGAAGCTCCTGTGGGTACGCAGGGTACGCTGTTCACGCCCAAAGAAATGGGCAAGCGGGTTCCAGAACCCAAAGAAGAACCCGCCCCCGCCCAGCCTGCTGCAGTGCAGCAAGGCGAACAACTTGGTTTAGGATTAGATTACGAGCGCGACTACGCTGACCTTGTTAAAGAACAAGAAACGCTTAAGATGCAGCCCCAAACCCCTGAGGTCAAGGCGCGTATCAAAGAACTGGCCGAGCAACGGGCGTCATACGACGAAGCCGATATTGGCAGACGTCAAGCCGAAAAAATCATTAAAGAACAACGACTTACGGAAGAAGCAGAGAAAAAAGCCGCTGACGAAGCCGGTGCGCAACGCTTTCCCGGATTGGCTGGTGCAACTACTGCACCTATTACACAAGCAGATATTGATGCCATAGGTCTGCCTTTGAAAACATCCGCAAAGTGGATACAAGACAATGTGCTAGGCAAAACCGTTGAGGAAATTAAAGCGCTGGTTCAGCGTGACCCTAAACTTATCAGTGGTACTGGGGCGCGTGCGGGGGTATTGAAAGCGTTGGTATCGCCACAACCTGCAGTTTTTGAGGAGAAGAAAAATGTCCCGACCCCTACCCAAACGGATCAGCCTCAAGGCGAGCTTGACCTCGGAGGAGGTGAGCCAAGCGTGGGAGTATCTGGTAAGCCTACCGGCACCGACGTGGTACAACCCGGAACCGGAGTTCCCGCCACCACCGGAACATCTGCAACACCTGACGGACTCGGATTGGCACCTGCTGGACAACCTGCTGGCACGGGAACTCAAGCTCAAGGAACTCAGCCCCCTGCAGTAACGGCTAATAGAACAGCCGACCAAGTTATGGATGAAATGCGGGTGCTAAGGGAAGAGCAACAAGCCCTTCTCACTAGCGCAGGGAAACGGCCCGCTGTGAAATCTAAAGCTCGTGCAAGATGGGATGAGATAACTGACCTGCTTTCTCAAAAGAAAGCGGAGTGGGATTCGCTAGACAAAGCAGAACGACTCGCTAAAGGAACAAATGCGCCTACAACTACTCCTGCTGCTACTGGTGCTCCTGCCACTACCACGACTACTAAGGGATCAAAGAAGGCTACTGGGGCAGCTACTAAAACTACCACTACCAAAACGACTAAAGCACCGGCTGCTACTGGCACTGCTGAAACTGTAGAAACTGACGCGCAACGCAAAGCTCGTGAAGATGCCGAGCGTAAAGCCAAAGAGGATGCGGAAGCTAAAGCGGAAGCTGACCGTAAAGCCAAAGTAGAAGCTGAGGAAGAGGCTGAACGCAAGCGCGAAGCAGATGAATTTGCAAAGCAGATGGAGGAAGTGGAGCGCAAGGAAAAAGAAGCCAGAGCCAAGGCAGACGCTGCCAAAAACGCAGCCGCTATAGCAGCCAAACCTGTGCATCCAAAGTGGGCTAATTCTGTAGCAATAAAATACAAAGGCGTTGTTACATACAGCCAAGGCAATATTGCGCTTGTTAAGTACGTAGACCCCGACGGCAAAATTGTTTACGGTGCAGCGCGTGACACGTCTCCCTACGTGTCAACTGATGTGTCTGTAATGGACCCAACAACTACCAGACGTTTTTCCAGCCAAGAAATTGCTGAACTGCAAAAAGCAAAACGGGAAGACGTTAAACGTGAAGAAGACTTAACCAAGAAATACCCCAACGGGCCGTTTACCAATGCCAAATCAAACGTAGTGGCTGGCGACAATATTAACCCACGATACGTTGCATATCTGCGGGATTTGATGGACTCATTGGGTTTAAAGGACATCAACACATTTTTCTTTACTGGTAAAGACGTAGAAAACTTTCCCGAGAAGTTTCATCTGCATGGTAGGTACGCTCGTCCATACGAAATGTTGGCGCGGGGGGACGAAACCAAAGGCGCTACAACGCGAATGGGGCCAAACTACCAAGAGTTCTTTCTCTATATCCGGGACGATATGGACCCGGACATGACCCTTGAGATTATTGCTCATGAACTTGGGCACATGATCCAGCATATTGCGTTTGACACCGCGTCTGTAAAAGAAAAAGAAGCGGTCTTGTATGAGTACGATGCATGGCTTGCCACCAACAAAGGCAAGAGCATGCGGGAGTTAGTTCCCAATCTTCGCAACCGCCGTGGTACGGAAAACATGGAACGGTCCGGTATTCCTGACGTAACTACAGATCAACTAAGAGCAAAGCAACAGCAATACTGGTTAGGATTTAGTGAGTGGTTTGCAGACAACGTGTCTCGTTGGGCCACCACTGCCGATAAGCCATTGACGATTGCCGAAAAGTTCTTCTCTAAAGTTGCGCAAATGATGCGTGACTTGGTTGCCGTGGTGTCAGGGCGTAAGTTCCCACCATCCAGAGCCGTTGCAGAATTCTTAGAAAACATGGGGCCGGGCAGTGCTGATGCTTTCTTATGGGGGTTTAACCCCGCTGGTACGCGTTCTGTTTCTCCAGCAGACACTAAGATTGATTTTGCCGTTACCTTTAGCGACGAGCAACTTATTGACTCCATGGGGCCGTTAAACCGTGACGACAAATCCGGATTAAAAAACTTACTTACCGGTGTTCAATCCAACTCTGACATTGGCTACGTGACTAAGTTCCGTACGCAAGTATCAGACATTGCTGCCACGATTGAAAAACGTTTGAGTGAGAAGTTTGATGGCGCGGTGCGTGACAAGCTGGGCAAGCTAAACCCCATGGGTCTGTACCGTCAAGCGCAAGACTACACCAAGATGCTGCTTGAGTATTTCCAAACTGGCACGTTGTATAAAGATAAAACAACAGGCTTGTGGAAGTCCGGCATGGGTGAAGGCGTACGCCCACCTGCAGAAGTTTATGGTTTGATTGACAAGTACGGAGAAAAAAACGGATACAGCCGTGAACGCGCCACACAAATTGCCAGCCGTGTGTTGGAAGGTGTGCGTTTAAATGAGATGCGCAGGTCTAATGCGCAAGACGGCACAACGTTCCTGATTCACTTAAAAGACAACGAGATCGACCAGTTAGTAAAAGCATACAACGCCGACCCAGACTTGCAGGAAATGAGCAAGCTCATGGACGAAGCCCGTAAAGCGATGGTTGACAACTTGGTTTCGGTAGGTAGATTGTCTGCTGAAGAAGGCAAGCTGTGGCGCGAGGTCGTAGGCTATGTACCATTTGACCGTGAAACAATTGACGAGGTAACCACCAACTTCAACAAAGCCAAAAAGATCAGTGGTAAAGGTTTGGCACAACTTGGCAAGCTACCTGAGTTGGTTGGTTCGCTCAACCGTCCGGTGGGCAATGTGTTCGATAACTACCTAAACACGCTCGGTTGGATGGTTGGGCAAACACTTAAAGCCGACGCTACTTTAACAACTTTGCGTAGCCTAGAAGACATTGGACAGGCTAAGTTCTTGGGGCGCACTAACCAAGGCAAACCAAACGTTGTTGGCGCTTATGTTGACGGCGAGATGATGTATTGGTCAGTGCCAAGCAAGTACGACGTCATGGCGTTTAAAGACTTGAACCCACCTAAGGCGGGTTGGATTCGGGCAATGGGTGCGTTCTCTAACATCCTACGCAAAACAGTTACTGTACTGCCGCCATTTGCGTTGAAGCAGGTAATGGACGACGTGCAACGTGCCATCATGACCTCCGGTGTAAGAAACCCCGGCGCATTGGTATGGATGTCTTTGACTAACTTTGGTAATTTAGTGTGGCACGAAGGGAAACAAACTGTGAAGGCGCTGTTTGGTTTGCCGGGGCTTGAACACCCATACGTCAGAGATTTTGGACGCCTCGGTTTGACTGGTGAGTACGACTTTGAAGCCGGTAAGCCTGCAACATCTTTGCTAAAAGATTTAGGTTACAAAAAGCGCGGTAGGTTTGAGTCACTGATTCACAAACTCGATGGCATTACCCGTGCGTCTGACTTGGCCGTTCGTAAGGCAATCTACGATCAGACCATGAAGGAAAGCAAGGGCGATGAGTTGTTGGCACAGACCCGTGCCCGTGAGTTTATTAACTTCCGTCGCCGTGGTGCGAATCAGTTTGTGACTGACATGATTACGGTCATCCCGTTCTTTAACGCTTACATACAAGGTATGGATGTGCTGTATCGCGCAGCGTCAGGCAAGGACTCAAGTTCTTCTGTTGATCGTGCGCAAGCTCGGCGATTGTTCTATAGCCGTGCGGTTACTGTCACGATGCTGAGTTCCCTGTATGCGTTGGGTAAGGGCGATGACGACGAAGACTACAACGAGATGGACTTGCGTACTCGGGACAGCAACTGGATTCTTGGTGGCGGATACAAGATCGGAGTTCCGGGCGAACTAGGTGCTATCTTTAAAGTCATTCCCGAGCGTATCGTAGAATACATGCGTCGTCAGGGTACACCAGAAGAGCAAACGGCATTTGAAGCCGTGCGTACAACGCTGAGCTATATGTTTGAGCAGTACTTAGGTCGTGCCGTGCCAATACCGCAAGCTATCAAACCGGTGATTGAGGCATGGGCTAACAAGTCATTCTTGACTGGCAAAGACTTGGAAGGCTATCACCACAGGGCGATGGACCCAAGCATGCGTATGACTGAGCAGACGTCTGAGTTGGCTAAAGCCATTGCCGTATTTAGCCGTGATGAGATTGGCGTTGAAGTTTCTCCAATCATGCTTGACAACGCACTGCGTGGATACTTCGGCTCAACTGCTGCAATGGTTACGATGGTGACGGACAGCTTACTTAACCCAACGCGAGTTGATCGCCCACTACATAAGTACGCACTGTTCAGCAACTACTTATATGACCCAGTTGGCACACGACGCATGACTGAGTTCTACGAGGAGCGCGAGAAGGTCGGCAAGGCAAACACTACGCTGAATGAGTTGATGAAAACCGACTTAACCCGTGCTGAGAAATACATTGAGGAACATGGGGATGAGTTAATGTTAGAGAGCGCAGTTAACTCTACGCTTGAACAACTGGAACGCACCCGTGCTTATCGCAAGTTCTTGAACAGCCCAGAGGGTGCTAATGACATGAGCAAGGCAGACCGCGAAGCAGAACTCAAAGAACTGAAACAGATGGAGATTGAGTTGGTTGGTTGGGTACGTGAAGCCAAAGCAGAACTACGCAAAGTTCAGTAGACCCGCCAAACTCGCGTACCGTACCGCCCGTACTCACAACGGGCGCGTACTTCTATTTTGATTTTAAGAAACCTAGTAGCCGGTAGGAGTGCGTTTCGCACCTGCGCGGGTGTTGCAGTGGTAGGCAAGAAGAACGAGCTACCGATAACAAACCGCTCCCAAAGGAGAAAATACTCAACCCCAAACAGGGTGAGTACTCTCATGTTGTCCGACAGCTTCGGCTTTGGCTTAGGAGCCTTCGGTGTCTTAAATGTCGGAAGCTTCCGCTTGCGCGAACGCCGTTTCGTCAATGCCAATTACGTCTCCATCAAAGATGTAGCAGCGTACTGCAATACCGCTAAGCCCACCAACGGCTCCCGCACCAATCCGAGTTGGATGCGACTTGCCACCGTGCTTTAGATACCCCGCAGTGGTTAGCCGTGCCAAGCTATCACGCACGTCCACCTGTCTACCGGTAAAGTATTTGCGTAAATCAGCCACAGGGATTGCAAGCGTCTTGGTGTCAGGGTCGTACCGCATCACCAGTTTGCCCTTGGGTGTTAGCGCAGGTCTCTCAGGCAAGCCACCCTTGGGGGTATATGCAGCCACCATTGCATTGTTGACGTTCTCGTTGATGAACGCGCCCAGTGTCTCTTGTGCCACAGTCATTGGATTACCAACGCTAGACAAGTTAGATGCAATCGACTCCCGAACTACGCCCAGTGCGTATTGGTAAATACGTGTAATGTCGATGTCAATTAGGCCAAGCTTTTTTGCAATCAAGGCACCCACAAAGGCACACGTCAACAAACAAGAATAGAAACGGTCAGTCTGATCTAGGTTCAGCGCCTTGTCCACCTTGGCTTGCATATCAGCAAGCAGCTTCATTACATGGTCGTGGTTGTCAATGATGTACTGAATGTATATCGGGCCTGCCAAGCCGTAGTTAGAATTAAGCTTGCCAAACGTCTCGTCAATCTCGGCCTTGGTTGAGCCTGTGTATTTGTGGAACGCAACCTCAAGCACCCGACGAAGCTCACCATCTGCCGTACTCTTAAGGTTCTGCAGGGCGTCAACAACAGAGGCATTGCCGGACGACAGGGTAAAGTTACACCATGTTGTGTTGTTCACACGCAGTTTATTACTCTGCGATTCCATACGGTGCTTGCCTCGCCCTGAGGTGAATCCATAGGCGTAGTCAGACAGAACCTCAGGCTTCTCGTTGGTGATCTCATCCACAGTAAACGCAATGCTGTTCATCATGCCAAGCAAGTGCATCTTGGAAGCGTACGTGTCGTCTTGCTTCAGCAGTAGGGTGTCAGGGTTGCCAAAGATAGAGTTGACCACCATCTGAGCCGTTGACTTGCCGGAGCCTGACCCGTTGTGTTTAAGGTGAATCAACGCGCCCTTTACGTTCTGCTTGGGGCCAATAAACTTCAACAGGGGTGAACCAAAGCCAAAAAACAACGCCAGTGCATGTGTCTCAAGTCCGGGCCGGTTGTAGAAGTTAGCGATCTTGCTCCACTCCTCTAACGTGCCAGTTGGTTTAAACTGCTCAGCCAACTCTCGTGTACCGCTTGCGGGGGGCGCTAGTTTAGTACCCGCTGCCGTGTATTCCAACTCACCTACAACAAAGCCAAGCCCATCCGGTGTCCACCCCATTTGATTGCGGGTTCTGTTTGCAGCGTACTGCGACTGCAGTTTGCGTAGTGTCGAAGCAAAATAAGCCATGATTGCATCCAAGTGTTTTCCGTAAGCGACCACACCGTTTTTAATCAGTAGGTCACGCATCTTATCTTTAGTGAACAGTGTTGTCACTGGGGCGTAGAACCTGCGGATACCGTCTTGCTTCATGTGCAAGTTCAGCCCCACCATCTCGCCTTCACCATTGCCATACTGGTCAGAGTCAAAGAACCTTTCTGTCAGGTATAGGTCGTATGGGTAAATTTCAACATCCTTTTCCTCACCATCAGGGGTACGTTCTTTCTTGTATACACCACCGTTAGCCCCACGGAAGTATGGGAACGGATATGCCGGTATCGACATGGTGAGTGCAGGTGCCGTCTCGTCCTTGGGCGTCTCAATGATGTACTGGTCATCCTCAACCACTGCCTGCTCTACAAACTTACCCAACAGAAGAGGTGTAGAAATCTTCTGTGGGCAACCCTCGCACAGTGATGGGTTGTTGTCCCGATACCACTCGCAGGTGTACGGGCCTTTGGTCTCAGCAGCTTTAGCTTCAGTCGCCTCTGCCGAGTACTCGGGATGCCGTTTGGACATGGTATGGATAGCCGTGGGGCCATCTTCACAACGCACAGCGATAGACAGCGCAGCCCTCCACAACGGCTCTTCCAGTGTAGGTGCTTGCTCAATGGCATGCTTCATCTGCGCACAACCGTTACCGTTAATGCTACGGATAGCTATGCGCTTAAACGAACACTTAGGGTAGTCGCCAGTGCCACCAATATCCTTAGACGTATCGTCCATGCCAAACTGTTTGGCAGCACTCAAGTCCATTGCAGGGGCGGGTAACGGCTCAATAAACTCAGCAAGGGATACGGGCGTACCCATTGCAATAATCTGTACGGGTCTCGAGGTTTCGTTCTTAAAGTTATGGGTGCCGGGTATGCGCAAGATACGTGCAGCATCTGCAGTTACGGCAGGGTCAGCAAATAGTTTCTTCTGAGCGCACAAACGCTTCAGTGATTTTGCGTGTCGTATCCACTCGGATACGGGCACGTCTTCGGTCAAGGGCCAATAGACATGTAGCCCACCACCTGAGTTAACAAGCGTTGGACTTGGGAGCTTCGTGTCAGCAACAAATATGGATAGGGCTTGGGCAGCAGCAGCTTGGTCAGCGTATGGCTTACCTGTACCGCAATCTAGGTCTAGAAAGAACGACCGCAGAAAGATGGCATTGTCCACCTTGCGACCTGAGTCATCTTCAAATGTGGCAAGCGCAAAATACGCATCCACGCCTTGAGAATCCATACCTGAGCCGACTGCCTCCACGTCTTCAATCGTCGCTTGGAACGACTGCTTGACGGCGTTTGACCGAATACCCACAGTGCAATACAAGCCCTGCGTAGGTAATACGGAGTTGAGAAAGTCAGTCACAGAACCTCACTGGGTTGAGGGGAAAAAATAGGGGTGACAGTGCTACCTGCCACCCCACGAGGGTTACTTACGTTTTGAAAGACGTGCAATAACTTTAGGCATTGCTGCCTGATGACGAGCGCGTGGCACCGATCTACCAGTCAGCCAGTTGTACACACTCGCACGAGTCACGCCAAACATCAGCGCTATCTCGGTAATCGGTGTACCTTTGTTGATGCAAACGTCAGCCAACTGCATAACAATCGGCCTCTGGTCTGCATCTTCAACTTTCTGAATGAAGAGGGTGTCATGCCCCCGTGGTCTATTACGCATCTTCGTCAGTAGCCCAGTCACTCAAGATGTCAGATACGTTCTTTGCTGCTGCAGGCGTCTCAGGCTTTGCTTTAGCAGGGGCACGTTTCACTGGCTCAGCCACGGCTTCCGCTTTCTCGACGGCAGCAGGGGCTTCCTTGAACGACTGTGGTAACGCAGGCATGCCTTCGGCTTTAGATGGAACCATCTTCAACTCGATAGCTTGACGAGCGTCTTCTGTCAGGCTCTGTGCTTTACCCAGTTCCCACTCTTCTTTCGACAAGGGGCGTACAGCACGGAACTTCAACACGGGCACTGCTTCGGCAGTGTCGAAGCGAGCTTCGGTCACAATGCCTGTAATCGGAATACCGTGTCCTGACAAGAACTTACCAAACGCTTGCAGTGGCATCTTCTCACCTTCAGCACGACCGAAGTATGACTTGGCGGGGACTGACAAGCGGTAGATGTTGCCACCAATGTCGTTCTCTAAAGCTACAGCCAAGCGCTTACTGTAACGGCAGGCACGAGCCTTACCATCGCCAGAGCCTTCGATGTTCTGTGGGCAGGTAGCGCAGGTCTTAGCCTGTGGGTTAGTCACTTCTTCGTTGGGCACTACGCCTTCAGCAGACCAGCAGGCAGGTTTAATGTCCTTGCCTTCTTCGTATTTGTCTGCATAGAACGTACGTGTCACACCCTTGCCGGATGCAATCACCACGAAGTTCATGGCGCGTTCTTCGTTCTTGGCGACTTCTTCACCGCCTACGACCATACGCCACACACCGCCCTTGATAGAGATTTGCTTACCGCCAGAGCTACCTGCAATGTCACGGGTAGTAGCGTCAGAAGCCTCACGTAAATAGTCAGGGATAACGGAACCGGATTTAAAAAGTGTCATGTTACTCATTTTGATTTCCTATTGGGAAGTTACTTGGATGAACGGCGAACCGTGATCGAGTATTTCGACTCGATATTCACACCTGCAGGCATGCTGTCCGGATTCTCTTTGACGAACTGTGCGAAGTTACCTTGCGCAATCCGACGTTCGAGTAAGTCAGGTGCATCATGCTCACGGATGAATTTGTACATACTGTCCCAGTCACTGGTCCAGTAGCGTGTTTTGACGGCTCGTGTGAACGAACCGAATTGTGTTTTGCCACCGTCTTGTCCAGTGGTCTTGCAGATTTCTAGAAGCTCTTGCTCGACTGCCTCAAGCTGAACATCAAGGTCAGCAATCTCGGCTTCCATCTGTTTCTTTTTTATTTCTTTGGCGTCACGTATCTTGATATACACATTGACTAACTGACTTGCATCCATAGGATTCCTTTGATTTACGTTGAACATTGGGTGAGGGTACTAACCGCTCGTCCGATTGATGCGATCTTAAAAAAGTCTCGACTTAACAATCAGTAGCAGCTTTCCCCCCGTTTTTTAGAAATTATACACTGTAAAATTTACGTGTCAAGCTCTTGTTTGTATAAATCTACCAAACTTTGATGTAAATCTATTTTATTTTGCAGCATGGTGTACATGCGTCGCTCGACCGGACTGCCTTGCAGGTGTGTGACTGTAACTTTGTTTGTCTGCCCTGCTCGGTGCGCTCGTGAGTTAGCTTGCAAATAGATTTCTGTGGACGCTACTGGACCCCACCACACAACTTGGTCGGCACGAGTCAGCGTGATACCGTGTGCAGTTGCCTGCGGTACTAAGAGGAGTATGCGTGGGTCATCTTCTGTTTGGAATTCTTTAATTATGTCTGCTCGTCGTGTTGACGCAACACCGCCATGAATTGTCTGCACTGTGTAACCTTCTTTGAGCAGAGTATTCTCAACCATTTGAAGCGTGTGTCGATATGGGATAAACACCAATATCTTATGGTCGGTCTGCTCGATCACGTTTAACAACTCACTCATGCGGTTGGTTACATCAAACTCAACAACGCCACCATCATCGGTATATACCGCCCCTTGCGCAACTTGCAAAAGTTTGTTAAGCATTGCTGCCGCATTCACCGCTGTAATTTCTGAGCCTGCTGCGATGGTCATCATTTGTTTTTTGAGCGCGTCATAGTACTTGGTCTGCTGAGCAGTCAAGGGAACCTCACGAGTCGAGTACAACAAGTCAGGCAAGTCCAAGCACTCAAGCTTTGTGTATCTAATGGCGGGTTGCAATACTTGGTGAACGATCTGTTGTGCGTCTTGTCTCGGCACCCACTTGTACTGCGTAAGCTTGAGCATCACCTTGTCACGGAACGCACCAAAGAATCTAGGCACCGCATCAGGTGCCACAAGCTTAGCCAGACCATAGGCATCTAGCGGTGACTGCGAGGCAGGCGTACCTGTCATCATCCATAGGCGTGTAGTAGGTTTAATCAAGGTTGCAAGGCACTTCCACCTATCGGTAGTCACGCTCTTAACTGCGTTAGCCTCGTCCACAATGATGAGGTCAAACCCACCGGCTTCTAACTCTTTATTGACTACCTTCACACCATCAAAGTTAATGATTACAAATTCGTAATCTCCTTGAATAACCTTCTGTCTTTGTGTGCGTGACCCCTGAGCGATAGCCACTGTGCGGTGCATGACTGTCTTAAATAAATCAGAACGCCATGCGGTGTCCATGATGGACACTGGGCACACAACAAGCACACGCTTAACTCTGCCTTGTTGCATCAGATAATCCGCAGCCCAAGCTGCTGCACTGGTCTTGCCTGTGCCTGCTTCGTTGAACACAAAGCAACGTGGATGGAGTGTAAGGAACTCTGCGGTAGTACGCTGATGATCAAACGGCGTAAACATTCCCGGCCACTGATAGCGTCCCAAAATGGGACTAGGCACATCACGTATACCTAGATTGCGTAGTAGTTGCACTTCGTCAAAGCCCCAGTTAACAATAACTTGGTCAACGTCTCCGTTGTTCTCAAGCACCTTGCTCTTAGGAATGATTGAAGTGATTTGATTTGCTTTACGTGTGTTAAACACCAATGCTTTGTTATCAATGATTTGCATATAAATTTGAATAGAGTTGACAAAAATAGCCCAGTAGCACTGCTACTGGGCAAACCCATTACTGGGAGGAGAACCAAATGAAACAACTTAGAAGTGGCAACCGCTAAGTGATTTCATCTTACATTATTTTTTACGCTCTCGCTTAGAAATTTGTGACTTCAGCGCACCAGTTTTGGTACGGGAAAAGCTTGTGTTTTCAGACTGCGGTGAGGCACGTAGATTGCTTAGTTTAGACGTACCGCCTTTGGACATAGCCTTCTTATGGTCTACGTCTACGGTGTCAGGCAGAGTGCCATGCTCCTTCTCGTATGCCCGTCTAGCTTTGTGTCTTTCGGATTGGGCAGCCAACTGTTTAGGCGTACCCTGATACCGTTCGTATTCTTGCTTATAGTTTCGTTTAGTGGCCATTGTGGTTCTCACAAGTAGTAACTGGGCAGAATTTGCATAGGGCAGAGCTTTTGGGATTCCATACCCCATGCACTACCGCTGCTTCGATTGCACTAGCCCTGCCAGCCCATTTAGACAGGATTTCAGGCAATTGTTTACGAGTGTACTCAGACTTAATCACATCGCCAACTACAACGAACAACAGTGCCCCCTTGACGGTATTTACGTTGGGATGGTGAATCATCACCATAGCTGCCATTAGTTCTAATTGAGCGCTGTCTGCGTACCGGCTTGACTTGCCAGTCTTATAGTCGGCTACCCTTGCAATTCCTTTGTCGTGGTTGATTGCAAGATAGTCGGGTATACCTCGGAACCATACATCTTTGTCAAAGAATCCACAGGGTGTGAAGTCTGCACGGATGCCAAGTTTTTCCTCGCAACGGACGTCGCCTTGGAAGTTGGCGAGGGGTTCCACGAATGGTTTGTAATTCGCATAACTCGCTGGAAGTGGTGTCTTATCACGGATGTATTCTTCAAATGCTTTGTGTACGGCAGTGCCGTACATGGTTGCTTCAGTGTCTTTAGATTTAAACTTTTTTAGTATCTTGACTTCGTGGTATCTGCGTGGACAGCCTTCGTAGTCTTTGATGCCTGAGTAGGAGTGTGCTAGCGTCATGGAAAGAACTGGGTTTGTTTTTGCAAGCCCTAGTGTACCAATCAACAGTCCCCATAGGAAGCCCCTACGCCTGACTCGCAGGCTAACGGCAGAGTTTGTGCCCACTTTGGTCGCCATGACATACACTCCTCAACATATTGTTTTGCTTCATCTTTTTCCTCAATCGGTGCAATGCAAGCCACGGCATCATGGACTGTCAACACCACTTTGTACTTCTTGCCGATTTTGAGCATCTGCTCCGCCACGACCTGCCTTGCTACGGCTTGACACAGGTTCTCGACTACCTTACCCCCGTAGATATACACGGGTATTCCCTTAGAGAAATAGCGTAGCTGAGTCTTGCCGGTCTTCTCATCTAACACCTCACCCAAGCCGGGGTACTGGATATGTAGCCCACTAGGTAGGGTTAACCCGCTCTTCGGTACGGCTCTAATCAAGCCTTGCTCGTCCACTTGAAAACCGTTGCCTGTACGCAACGCTATCAGCGCTTCATCAGCTTTGTGCCACAACTCGGGTATCTTGTAGTACGTTGTCCTGTATGCGTGGATGATGCGTTTTGCCTCGTCAAGCGTCACCTCAACCCCCGCCTGTGTCTTTAAGAATATCTGTAACTTGTTTGGTCCAACGCCATAGCCTGCACCAAGCACCACGGTCTTGCCCACCTGACGCTGACTGGCGGGGCCGGTCGTCACATGCTCGGGCGGTATCTGGTAAATCTGGCTAGCCATGAGGCGGTAAACGTCTTGTTTATCCTCAAACGCCTGCACCAAGTCATGCTGACCTGCTAACCAAGCCAAGGTACGTGCCTCAATCTGCGCTGAGTCGCAGTCAATGACCACATGCCCTGCCGGAGCCTTGATAGCCTTCTTGATCTTGCCTGCGTTGTCACCGCGTGACGGTAGGTTCTGCAGGTTTACAGAGTCTTGACCAGACCAACGACCAGAGTGTGCCCCGTAGTAACGTAGAGGTACAGGAAACCTGCCTCGAGTAGACATACCGATAAAGCGCTCAGTGCGAGTCTCTTCAATTGTCGTCTTGTTTCCAAGGCGGGCTGCGACAAGCATTTGTACTCGTTCATCAGGATGCTCCTCTAGTGCTTTAAATTCTTCATCGGTTTTGGCAAATGCCCATGCCGTCTTGCCAGTGCGCAGGCTTACCTTTGTGGGCGGTACAACACCGTAGTTCTCGAGTACCTTAGAGAACTTGTCATTAGACATTAGTAGCTTCTTGATGCCATCCATACCTTCGCTAAAGATAGCGTGTACGTACTCGGGATCAGCGTCTTTGAGCATGAAGTCCCGCACCGATTCCATCAGGGCTTCCTTGGCATCTTTCACGGCTTCCAAGTGGTCAACCAATAACTTCTTATCCAACTCAAGCACAGGCTCAATAAACATACGCAGAGTCATGTCCATCAGTTTCAGTTCTTGCTTAGGGAAACCCATCGCCATGTACATGTTAAATAGCTTGTACGTCAACTCAGTGTCGTTGATGCAGTACTCAGCGTAGCGTGCCAACTCTTCGGGTGAGAAGTCAGCGTAGTGCTTGCCCTTGGCATGAAGCACCTCATCACCCTTAGCTCCGATACCCATGCGTTCAGCTTGCTTGGCTAAGCCATGCGCCTTCTCATGCGGAAACAAAGCCCGTGACATACCAAGTGTGTCCAACCAAGCCAGTGGCTTTACGCCATACAGCCAGTCAAGTACCGCACCATCAAACGCAGTGTTCTGTGCAACCACCATCGCATCAGACCAATCAAACTCTTTCAGTATCCGTTCCACTTGCGGTTTGGGATACCAAACGGTTTCACCATCGTCCACCTTGATTGCAATGCCAATCATCTCAAACTGAGGCGACCGCACATACTCCTCGGTAGGAATCTTGGTCAGGGAATACTCAGTTGAGTAGAAGCACTCAAGGTCAAGCGTTACGATTTTCATAACATCCTATCTAATGTGGCTTCGAGGGTACCTCGTTTGAGTTCATCTTCGTTGATGACTAGCACCCTGCCCCCTGCGGTCAGGATGGCGTCTAGGTTTTTGTATTGCAATGCAGTAGGCACGCCCTTCCCCGCCTTGGCTTCAATGGCAAGAAACTCACCACCGTGGCACACTAGGAAGTCAGGCACACCACTGTTGCCGTAGCCAGTGCCAATAGGCATGGCGTAGTAAGCTCCGTGGGCTTTCAAGATTGCTTTGATCTTGGCTTTTACTTTAGATTCGGGTGTTGCTGCCATGTAGATTGGTACTCATAACTTGGTTGTAATCGAACCCCTCGTCGAGGCATTCACTGAGTAGCACTTCTTCATCCCCGTGTTTAACAACCGTGTTGTTGTATGTGTACACGCTACGTGGGACACGTATCAGCCCCGCCACAAATTCTTTACCTAACCGTGTAGTACGCCAGATGCCTGAGAACTTGGACTTGTGTGAGTCGTCTTTGCTTTTGCGTTCCACAAGGTTCCACCAGTGCAACGTAGCCAGTTGGTTAGATCGCACCAACCATTGTGGCCCCTTTACGGGAACGTTTACCCAACCGTCCTCATCGCCAGTTTGATGGTTCAGCCACACCAAACCTTGTGCCATTGTTTTGTTAATGTTGCGGATGTATATCTTGCCCCACCGATCACATATAGGGCAGTGCCCCCCGTCACCGGCAATCGTGCGACCCCAAGCGTCCCGCATTATCATTCTATTTTCCATTTGCCACCTCAATTAGTTTGGATAAGTAATGTTGGGCTTTCTTCAAGTCTTCAACACCGTTTTTGTTTTTCCAACGGGATATGTACTTCACCA